TTGTATGATGATGTTATATTAAGATTTACGGCAGTAGTTGTTACGCTTGAGCCGAATGCATTTTCGCTATCACCAGCTATATTATCAACGTTTGAAATTAATACATCTGAAGAATCTTTCAGAATGAATTTATAAGCTCCGCCCCCCAACCATATATTGGCACGCCCAGCAGCATCAAGAACAACAGGATTCGTGTTTGAAGAGCTTCCAGAGCTGTCAGTATATGTAGCCTTGGGCGTAGTTGTCCCAGCCTCATAAGTGTAGATTTTACCTCCTACAAGAGGAAGCCCATCGTTCGTAAATTGCTGATTAAACGCATACGGGGATAATCTCATTTGTCATTGACCTCATCGGCTTTACGATTAGATGCACCTGAAAATTCAGAGGCAAACACCTGACGACCATATTTCTTCCCAAAGTTTGTTATGGTGTTTTCTGATCCAGAAGCCATTTCTTTTAAGACAGGAGCGAGTGACTGCGTTAGCTCGTTAACCGCCCCTTCACGTCCTGCCGCCTTCAAAGCTGAACCTAAACCAATCCCCATGATGTTTGTGCTTGCTGCCACTGGCGAGACAGCCCTTAAAGCAGTCAATAAATCATACGCCGTGTTGCTGTAGTTCTTTGTTCCAGGCTTGAGGGATTTGATCAATGACGCGGCACGATAAATTTGATCAAGCGCATTTCTGTCTGCCTCATTGGGGAAAGCTCTTTCAAGAAGAGTTTTGTTTTGAGTAAGGCGAGAAATGTTAGAAACAAGCTTGTCAAAGCTTATCATGTTCTCAATGCCGCCTTCTATAGTCCCCCCAGCTTTAACTTCTGCCTGTAAGCTCTTATTCACAATGGAGCCGAGGATTGATTGCTTGATCTGATTTTGCAGCTCTTCTTTTGCCGCTGGGTCTTTTGAAGCTGTTCGTAAAATATCTCGCACATATGACCCGGCTTTAGGCCCAAGCGAGAGAATGGAGTTGGCAAATTGCTCGTTTGTTAAATCATCGTTCTGTACAATATCCCGCACAACCTTTGAACGCTCAAACAAGACCCCCTGCTCTTTACGCGATGTTCTGGCATTCTCCATGGCGGCCAAGATTGCTTCATCACCACTCTTGATGGCTTCACGCGGAAGTTGCCCCATGGCCGTGTCGTAGCGTTGCAGCATTCCAGACAGAAATGCCTTTTCCGAAGGAGTTGCTGCATCACGTATGCCCTGAGAAACAGCCGATCTCCAGTTTTCAAGATCAAAAAAGTTCTTGGCAAGCGATGGCGTTTCTTCCTGTTTTGTAAAATCTACAGCTTTCTGAAATAGTCTCTTGGCATTCTCCATGCCGCGAGCTTCCAAATCCCATGCGAGACCATTGCTTCCTTTTTCAGCCCAATCCTTGAAAGATGGTATTATCCCATTATCAATATAATCATTAGCGATAGATATTGGCTCTTTTTGTGCCAGTTCGCCGACATCTTTGTATGCCGCTGTTGTCTTAGCTTTAGCCGATTGGTACGCGCCTTTTAGTTTATCCACGATGGAGGCGATTGCGTCACTGCTTGTCGATGGCGTAATTTCACCGCCTGCAATTTGAGAGATGGCTTGCTTCGCCTTGTCTGACTGGATTTCGCGCACCTGATTGGCAAGAGCCTGCGCCTCTTCTCCATGTACTCCAGCCGCAGAAGCGTTCTCTAACGACTGAATACGCGCGTTCTGTGTGGCCTGTCCCTTGGTAAGCGGGATAATGTCAGTCGTAATCGGTGTTCTTGGCGCGTTATCTAGCGATTGTCTGATATCGACCAGCGCAGTATCTCTATTTCCCATATTCGCTGCTTGTTGCGCCACTTTTTCAGCAATATCGTCGCCGATCTGCTGCCTTTCAGGGGAAGCCTTAAAAAGATTAGCTGCTCTTTCCGCAAGACGACGTGCTGGAGGTGCCAAAGTCCTAAGTCCCAAGGCAAGCGTATCAGCGGCCACAGAACCAACGCCGCCACCGATAGCACCCCACAGCCCAGAATTGACAGCATTTGATAATCGGCTATTGACACCCTCTCCCTCTCCAGCTCCATGCAATGCGCCGAGAATAGAGCCAACTCCTGATCCCTGAGCTGCCCTTACTGCCCAAGAAGCCCCTTGTAAATACTTAGCTGGAATCAATGGAATAGTTGAAGCTGCACCAACTATTCCACCGCCTATGGCTTCCGCAGGATGTTGTTGTTCCCCGATATCTCTATACCCTTTTAGCTCCTGTTTAAATTTCGCCTGATTTTCAGCGAAACTCTTGTTAGGATCGCCATGGCTGTAAGCTTCTGAAGCGGCAGCAACATCAGACCCGAAAGGAACTGCGTCAATAGCAGAAAGCAGGGCTGTTTGGCCGGGGCTTACATTCATGACAGATTTTTGTTGTTTCTGCACACCAATCGTTTTGGCAGCAAAATCCTCAATCTGAGCAGGCGTTGCGCCTTCAGGCACCTCAAACTCATGCACCGTCTTTCCGTCTGGATCAAGCACCTCAGCGATTGGCATTCTTCACCCCCAAATATCTGAAACCGGGGGAAGACGAGTTAATCTGAGATGTGTTCTTTTTAAGACCTTCTATGTAGTCTTTAGCAGCCAAAAGCTTTGTCTTTTTAATTTCAACAGGATCGTCAGGCTCAGGTATAAAAGCCATGGCTTGCTTGGCTTCTGTATCTGATATCGTGCCCTGCCCTTTCATAAAGGCGATTCTTGACTGCAACCCAGCAATTGACCGACCAGACGCAAATCTTGCAGAGGCAACAGCCTGTGCATTTGGCTTGCCTAGCATAGAAGACCCCTTGGCGACTGCACCTTCCAGCCAGCCAGAGGGTGTCCCGGATGCGTCTTGTATAAGTCTGTCAATGTTGTCAGTAAGATCGTTCAAACCCCTATCTTTGATCTCATCGCTTGCGGCTTCCTTGGATTTAGTCTTGGCATATTCTTCTGCCCCGGCCTGGCTCGCCGCAATATCTGCGCCAATTCGCTGCTTATCAAGATCGACATTCGCCTTTGTTGCAGCGTCAATAGCCGTCTGTGCGGCTGCCGGATTGTTAGCAGGCGTTGGCGGCGTCCGCACTGCGTTCTGCAAAACGGAATAAAAACTATTCTTCGCCCCCGGCTGCAAATCGCTTGCGCTGATTTGTGGAATTCCTCCCATAGCTGCAGATTCATCGCCTTGCAGAAAAGCCGCTGGCGGTAAGTCCTGTGATTGGACAGGAACTATACCAGCCGGGGATTCTGTTCCCCCAAGCTTGACAAGCCGTTCAAACGCATTAGGCAAAGCAATGGGAGCTTGCGTTGTCGGGTTAAACCCGTATTTCTGCTGTTTTGCCACAAAGATACGCGCAAGCGTCGTGTCCTCTGGGGTAAGTTGCTCCCCATTAGCTGCTTTTGCAAAAGCAAGCTCACCCATGCCTTCAAGCTGTTTTGCCTTTTCTTCAGGCGTTTGCAGCTTCATAGCCGCTATGTCTTTTTCTTGCTGAAACTTTTGTTTTTGCAGCTCCTGCGCTTGGCGTAATACCTCTTGTTGTTGCCTGTAAGCGAAGACGCTGTCTATCGAATTGCTTAAGCTGCTTAATAGATTAGCATTTCCCTGAGCATAGAGATTCGCGCTGTTTGTAAAGATCGATGGATCAAGAGGCATATGCTACCTCCCTGAATTTCACGCCAATCTTTCCGTAGTTAATGGCCATAAAGCCATTATCACCAACAACCACAGCATCAGGACGTTGCTCGGCAACCTCTTGGGCCATTACGCCTATGTACCTGCTTTCAGGGGTTCCCTTGTAATTAAATTCATAGATATTGTGCCCATTTTCCTTGCCAATATGGTGAATATTTTCCTTCAATCGTCTGTCTGACATTATCCATGCAGAGCCTAATTTTCCACCTAATCCGGCAATAGTATTAAAAAATGAAGACGATCTATTTCTTGCAGCTTCAGCCGCTGCCGTGACAGCGTTTCCTTGCTGCGTGTAGATATCACCAGAGGCATTCGCATAATTCTGCCCAGCCGCTGCGCTTGATCCTGTTGCGCTTTGACCTGTTCCTGTTAACCCAGCCAGACGGTTGTAAATCGTATCAGTATTCGTCTGATTACGGTTATATGCGTTGTTAAACTCGTTTGATGCGTAATTCTGACCATATTCAGTCAAAGCTTTAGACGCTTCTGGCGTGAGATATTTACCGGATGCTGCAAGCTGCCTTGAAACAGCCTTATTTCCTTCATCCATCCTAAACTGGTAACCAGGATCATCCGCAAGAATTGCCGAAGCGTCATATGGTTTTGATAAACTTCCGTAGTCTGATGCAGCAGAATTACCTGAAAGCCCCAGCTTCTGCATCAAACTGGAAAGAGCTGTTGTACCTGCCTCACGATAGGGCGCGTAATCAGAGCGTGTCTGATCGTAAATGTCCTTTTGAAGCTGCAAAGCCTTGTCGCTATAAGCGAGCATTGGCCCAGCATCGCTATCGCCGCCTTTATCAGTTACTGCCGACATTAAGCCCCCTTATAAAGCACAGAAAAAGCCATAATATCGTACCCCCATGCTCTTAAAAATTTTTCCTTGGCGGCCAACGGCCTATCGAAAACCATATGCGTCATTCTTAGATTCATGTGGAACTTGTCAGCAACAGCCTTTACGGCATCAGAAAGAAACTTTGCTGCTTCAATGCTGCGAAACTCTGGTTTGATAAAAAACATATACTCAGTCAAAATTGGCTGAACTGAATGCGCTGGCAAAGCTGTGCGTAATCCAGCAAATCCTATGATTTTACCAAGCTTTTCCATCAAGACGCATGGAGCCTTTGCCCACGACAATAACACCGTGCGCGCGCAGCGGTCTGGATCGACGGGTTCGACATAATCTTTGATTTCGTCCAGCGCGGCCAGATACATCGCAAGAACCTCGGCAAGATCGCTTTCATCAGCGTATCGAGTGGTTATTTGCAGGCCGTGATCTGATAGGACGCCAGTGCCTATTTTTTGTGCAATATATTCTTGTTTATCATTATCCGTCAAGAGACAATCGCCCGATCTTGCACGCGCCTCCAGTTGGAGCCATCGGAGAATGCTATCGTAGCCCCACCTGCCTCATTGGACACATAGATTATGCATGCCTTATTATTGGCGGCAACGGGCACTGTTGAAACAGTATATTGTGGGACTGGGACGGGAAACTTGCCATTTAAACGATCTACAACAGACGTGAAAAACAACGCCCAAATTCGGCTTACAATGCCTTGCTGCGATGAAACAGGAGCTTGGATGGGGGCATTATCCATTGTTGATATATGCCTCGTTTATCTGGAATTGCGTCGGGTCTGTGTAGAGCACTTTGAAAACCCTATCACGAGAGGAACCGCACCGCGTCCACCTCACGCGCTTTTTATATTCTCCGGCTTTTCCTAGTGAAACCCAGCGTTCATTTGACCATGTGCGTGCGCCATCATCGCTGTATTGCATCATAATCTGGGGATCGCTCCCCTGCCCTGATTGCAGCCCGGCACCATTTTCTATATCAAGCTCAATAACAGAAAATCCTATGTTCTGTTTTTCCGAATCAGCATGGGGAGATGTTCTTATTCTGTGAATAGTCTCGCCGTCAAAACTGTATACATCTTGTGTTTGCCTGTATATTTTTCCGTTTATTCTGTCGCCAATCATGTTTTTTTGCTTGAAAAAGAAATGCACACTGGCTCTGTGTTGCTGATATAGATTAGTTGTCACATCGTAATATTGTCGTTCATGCCACATATTAGTGGATGCATCAAAGCATAATGTCGTATCCAGCCCAGTAACGTTTACGCAATAAAAAGCATGGCCGCGCTCATGATAGCTATAAGCATAACTGCCAGCCAAATCATTGGACGCAGCAATAATGCTCTCAATGGCCTGATTAGACACGCGCTGAATGGAAAGCCCGCTTGAACGCCAAACAACGCCACGCCCAAGGTTATCGACGCCAAGCCAGAACAGAGAATTATCCAAAGCGCAAACTGTGTGACCAGCCGCGCAGCCGGTCTGTATGATCGCCCCCGGAATCCGTTCGAACGGGAAAGCTGATGCTCCCGTGTCCTGGAAAACCTCGGTAGAGATATCGCCGAGAAGCCATAAAACGCCATTATCAGCCTTGGCGCAAACGAGATTGTCTGGATTTGCTGCTGCTATGCTGTAATCCAAAGCATCCCAAGATAACCCATCATAAAGAGCTGAAATGTAGAAACTGGATGTATTGTTTTTTTGAACTATGAAATAGCCGTCTAAAAAGGTTACGAAAGAGCACGCCGGGAAATCTGCGTCCGTTATGCGCGTGAATGTGTTGGCATCCATATCGTAGATGTAACCATATGTCCCATCTACCAGCATAAGCTGCGTGCCGTTTTCGTCCATAGATACGCGAGAAATTGTTGTTAAAAGCGTACCCTTAACCGTTCCTGTGCCATCTTCGTTAATTTCGTATAGATCAAACCCTGACACAACAAAAGCGCGGCCAGACGAGACTGTCTTTGATCCTCGAATAGGCCCACCGCCAACTTCTGCAAAAAGCTCATAGCCTGGTGCGGAAATAAGAGATGTTACTGATTTGGATGTGCCGACTTCAGAAACTATCGGATACAGATTCACCGACCTTTGACAATCGAATGTCCTGGCATCAAGCGCATACGTTGGTCCGACAAAGCCTTCAAAAATCATCGGTTAGACCATATGTTGAATGCCTTCTTGTTCACATTGGACAACAAGCCATCATCAACCTGCTGGGTATTTTTGTTATTAGAGGACGCATAATTCTCTACGGCAGTTTTACTTTCAACAGCGATAGACGAAACATCCTGCTTAGGAACTTTTCCATATTCAGGGGCAAGCTCAACAGCAAGATTATATTTTAATGCTCGCACCCAGCCTGGTGGAGCAATAATTGTGTCATTGATGCTTGAAAATGTTGATAGTGCCTTTTCGCTATAAAGCGTGAAGACATAGTTTTGATTTGGCTTGTAGTAGAATTTAAGCGCTCCTAACGGGTAACCAGCATTGTAATAAAAACCATATGGTCTGCCTGAGATGAACTTGTCTGGCTCATATGCGAATTCTTCAGCCGACATAACCTCCAGCATGGTCGTCGTCCCGCTTGTCAGATTAACGGTAGCGGCGCGAATGTTGATCGGTAGCGTAGTGTTGAAATCCCCGCTTGGCCCTATTGTGTAGGTATCATTGCCCGCAGTAAGCGTGAATTGCTCAATAACCTCTGTCCATATCTTACCACCTTCAACCGTCCAGCTATCAACCATAGCATTTAAGGCAGCCAAAGCATCAGCTGCATCTGTCGCCTCTGGGGTTTCTCCTGCCCCCAGAAGCTCCAGAAGTCGGAGGCTACCAGCAATAACCTCACGAATTGTCGTCATATTACACCGAAACTGCCGATGTTACGTTGCTCTCAGGGCGCACAACAAAAAACGACCACGTTTCGGATGAAGCGTTAATCGAACTTCCTGTATTGTTAATCAACTGCACAGAAACGGTGTCCTCTGCACTCACACGCGCATTTCCTATGCTTAATCCCGTGTTGTGAGTCGGTTTCGCTGAAACCACAAAATCACCCAGATTCACGCCGGGAACAGTAACAGTCTGTTCGGCAGTTGTATTGGCATTGACGGAAGCAGGATCGAATGTGATTTGAATCACGTATAATCCTGCAACATTTCCTCCAAGAATTCCTGCGCTCATTTTAGTCCCTCCAGAAAAAAGGGGGCGAGTCTCCCGCCCCCATAATCATTAGGCAGTAATACGTGTTGCCCACTCTGGCCGAACCGCCGCCAACCCGCCAAGATAATCGACACGCATGATCATCTTGCCTGTCAGGATGTTAAAGTCAGCGAGAACGCGGACAGTATGACCATCCTGCGTTTCCTGTGCAGCCATATGCATGCCTTCAGGCTTGATCAACGGCACAGAAACACGGCGGAATGCCGACTTCTGGAACGTCAATGACTGGCCGTAGGCAGTAGAGGCAGAACCAACAAGCGTGACCGTAGATGTGCTGGTTGGTAGCTGACTTACGTTTTGCAGCCCGCCTGAAGCAGAGCTGTAAACAGCCGGAGAAATACCAACGCCAGTGAAAGCACCAGACGAAGCGGTGTTATCAGCCGTCACAACAAACTGTTGCAGGTACGAGTACGAGACCTTTGTGATGGGATGCACAGCATAAACACCAGCGATGGTGAACACCTGCCCCTTCTTGAGCGTCTGAGAACCAGTGCCTGTCAGAGCAATAGTCGCTTGCCCCTCAACAGAAATGGTCGTTGTAACCGTAATCGTGCCAGTGGCAGAACCATTGGTTATGGTAGGCAACAGGTTGCTTGTCAGAAAATCAAAACCATCCGCTGTGCCGACATAGCCCTTCTTGTATTGCTTGGAAATCTCTTCCGAACTCTGGAAAAGACCCTTACGGGCATTTGTTGCCGAACGCATAGCTTGGCTGTTTAACAGGGCATAACGATCATCCAGATTTGGGCAACCCATTTCTGAAATTTTCGCCCCGGCAGAAAGAAGCGTGTCGGTATCAAACACAGTTGATCCCGCCGAACCTACAAGATTGTATGTCGCCTTTACCGCCTTATCGAGATAAGCAAGATCGACATACTGCGCAATTGAGCTAACCATCGGCTCAAGCACGCGATTCGTCCAGTTCTTGAACGACATCGTTGTTGCCATTTCAGTCGTTGTCAAAGCAGTTGGGACGACCTTGTATACATCAAGAGTAAGCGGAACTTTCTCTTCCTTAACATCCTGAATAGCCGATGTGATATCTTCCGAAGTGGTCGGGACAAAACGCGCAGGCTTGTTCACATAGATCGTGTCACCAGCCTGATAGCCGTTCTTACCTTCAAAATCGGTCTCATCAGCAACATCAATCGACTTGGAGAACAAGCACTTGTCAGCCATCATCTCGGCGGCCAGGCGCGCAATGACGCCAGGCGCGTCTTTCATGTTATTAATCGTGTTAGTCATGGATTAGGTTCCTTTCGCCTATTTTGATTTCATCCACGCCAAAAGCTCCTTCCCAGACATATCGCTAAGGGCTTTATCGCTTTTTCCCTTGCCTCCGACTGGTTTTATCGGGCTTGGCAACGCTGTTTTGGCTTCATTCTTTTTGAATTTCGCGGCATCGATCTCCGCTTTGAAAAGCGTGCGCGCGACCTCTACAGGACGCATTGACATCATGCTTTCGATGATTTCAGGGTTTTTACCCAGATAATAGGATAGAGCAGGCAGGTCTTCTGTGCTTAGCATAACTTCGCGGAATGCCTGAAATCCGCCTGAGTTATGATTGACAATCTGGATCGCTTCATTCAGCACGCCAACAGCTTCATCGTAATCTGGCGTAGTTTTTCTGAATTCCGCTTCTTTCTCCAAAAATTCCTTGTTTTTCGCAGCTAGTTCTGCTGCATCGCGCTCGCCTTTTTCCCTCGCAGCGCGTTCCTTTTCCTGTTTATCGAATTCCTGTTTCGCCTCATATTTCCCCTTTGCTATGAGGAATTCTTCATAGGATTTATAATCAGCTTCCTTTGGTGCTCCGTCATCTTTAACTGATTGACCTTCAGACCCGTTCTTCTTGCCTTCCGCAATAAGCTGGTCGTATTTCCTCTGTAATTCATGACGGCTCTTAATAACGTTGTCAATGCGTTTCTGCATTGCCGCCTTGATCTTATCGCTTTCAGGAAGCTCTTTCTGCTCCGGCTTTGTCGCCTGCTGGTCTCCAGAATCTTTTACCGTTTCTTTCGGTTCAACAGCATTAGAGACTTCATTCCCAGAGGATGCTTCTGTTGTTTCAATTCCATCAAGCATTTTGATTTTCCTGTTGTGGCATTTGCTCTTGATTGGGCGGCAAAGTTGCCCTTTGCGATTCCGTGTGAGACAGGATCGCATCTACCGCATCAGCGGTGTCCTTTAATTCAATTTCCATTTGGGCGATTGTGCGTATGACCTCGGCCATATGCTCCATCTTCAGGCCGCCTGGTTGCGCATTAAGAGCCGCAATATCTGCCATGATTTTAGCGGTTTCGGCCTCTATCTTCTTGACCTCCGCATTGCTCTTTTCGATCTCTGCGTTAATCTCTGCGCCGTCTTTCTCGCGCTTTGCCTTGAGGGCTTGCTCCATTTGAGCTGTCTTCGCCTGCGCTGCCTGCAAAGCCGCTGTTGCTTGTTGTAACTGCTCTGCAAGAGGGTTCTTATCGTCTTGCATGATTGGGTTAACTTTCCGCATGCGCTCGACGATGATTTC